GTTCTTCTATTATAGGAATGTCGTTTTCTTTTAGTTTTTTTTGTATATCAGACATTGTAACTTGATTAGTTTCATCTGACCAGTATTCATCTATAAAATTAGGATTTTTTTTTAATAAAGATATAGCATCATTAATAATTTTTAAATATTCATATAATTTAATCACATTATATATTTAGTTGGTAAAATAATCAATTATGATTTATTTTAAAAATTTTTTATATCTTTATGTTTATTATTATTAAAAATAAAAATACAGGTACAAATTAATATGAAAAAATTTTATCAATACATGGAGCAAATAAGAAATATTGTTTTATATGAAAATATAAATGAAGTTAAAAATAAATCAATTAGAGAACAAATAAAAAAATTAATTAATAAATATAAATATAATAAATCAATTCATGTTTTTAAAAAATATACAGCAAATAAACAGGATTTTGAAAACATCATATTAAATAATCAAAAAAAATATTGGTCTGAATCTGGTAGAAAAGACTCAATTAGAATTTGTTTTTTAATTGAACATGAACAAAATTATGAATTTTATACTTTTTCTACTGATATTCCTTATCCTAATAATCAAGATGGAAGTGATGATAATTATCAAATGAAGGAAGGTTTTATTAGTGCGTATACAATAAATAAAGATGGATATGAAGAAATAAAATTAAATGAATATGCAAAAACATTATGGTGGATTTTCAGCAATAAAATCTATTAATCATAACATTTGATAAATTATATTTCCTTTTTTAAATATAAGATCAGTATAATTAGAATTATAATCTTGTATGTAATAAACTTCTTTGATTCCACTATGAACAATTAATGCTGCACATTGAGCACAAGGTTTAGTAGTACAATATATTACTCCACCTTTAATTGATATTCCAAGATAAGCAGCTGTTGCTATTGCTCCTTGTTCAGCATGCTGACAAAGAGCTTTTTCAAGATTAGTTCCACTAACATTATCTGGACTACATCTAATACAATCTGAAGGTGAACATTTTTTAGGAGGCGAATTCCATCCTTCTGCTACAATTCTATCTTCTATTGTAATTATTGCTCCAACTTTACGAGATAAACATTCACTTTGCTCAGCAATTCGTAAAACAATATCTTTAAAAAATTGATTTTTATCTTTCAAAAGAAACTCCTAAGAGATCATTTTTTTTAAGTCTTTATGTGATAAAGATCCACATTCTGTTTTTATTATTTTTTCATTTTCATAAAGAATAAAAGTAGGAACTGTAATAATCTCTAATTTTTTTAATCTTTCAGAAAAATTAGAATTATCAGTATCTATTTTAATTATATTAATTTTTTGTTCTAACTGTTTAAGAATTAAATTCATAGATTGACAGACACTACACCAATCAGCATAAAAATAAACTAAAACTCTACCTTTAATATAAAGATTAAAATCACTTTCAGTAAAAATATCTATCATACTATATATATTTTTACTATTTTTAATCGTTTTTTGTTTAAATATACTGATGAAGTTCGTCATCTTTTTCAATTTTTTTTCTTATATCTGGGTGTTTTAACACTTGTAAATGAAGATCATTTTTTGATCTTAGCATATGATAAGAAATTACATCGCTAGAATACAAAGTCTTTTGATTCGAAGTTCCTGGAAGTGAAAAATATCCATATTTTGGATGTTTACCAATTGCTAATGAATTAAATAAATGAGTGATATTACTACACCAATATCCTCTAGATACTTTTACTTTTTCTTTTAATGGAATCTTATTAGATATTTTAAAAACATATTCTTGAACTTCTCTAAAAGAAAGTGATTTTTTCTCTAAATGTTTTACTAATTTTCTTGAAATACTATTTTTTTTCATTATATATTCTCCATATTTTAATTATAACTATCTATTTAATAGATGTATAAACATAAAAAATATGGAGAAACATATTGATTTTAAACGAAATTTCTTGCTACAAAATCATTAAATTTTTGTCTTGATAATGCTCCAATAACTTTATCTACTACTACTCCATTATCAAGAACAATAAAAGTAGGAATAGAATTTACTCTAAAATTATTTAAAATTTTTATTAAATCACCATTATCAGTGTTTAATTTAAGAATTTTTATTTCTGCTTGGTTCTTAATAAGCATTTCATCCATATCATAAATAATAGGATTCATCATTTTGCACGGAGAACACCATTCAGCCCATATGTCTATTAAAACTTTATTATTAGATGTTTCTTGTGCATATTGTTCATTGCTTTGAATTTCAAGTATCATTTATTATTCCTTAAAAATCTATAAATTGGTTTACTAGTTAAATTTTTATTAAATTTAAAATTTAGAATTTCTGCTATTTTTCTTCCTGAAACTCCATTATTTTTATTTTCTATTATTATCTCTTTTTCATCATTTGTAAATTTTACAGATCTCCAATGTTTTTCTCCTAATTGTGATTGACTATTTTTTCTTTTACTTTCTTCTGTGTGCTTTTTACCAAACATACTATTATTTTCACCTGAATGTACTAGACTTTTCTTTTTTCTAGTTTCACGGGAATCTTTTTTTCCTAAATTTGCTTTTCTTATTTTTTCACTTTTTATTTTTTTTCTTTCTTCGTTTGCTCCTTCTAATGGATTTCCACCTTCTCCTCCACTTGAAATATTATAACCGAATTCTTTTTGTGTTGTTTTCCAATGTTTTATATAAAATATTTCTATATCACTACTTTCTTCTTTACTAAGAGTATCAGTAATGATATAAAATTCAAAATTTTCACGTTTATATTTTCTGATTGCATGACCAATATATTGTTTTGATCTACAATGAGCAATAAATCTTCTTTCTGGATAAATAGTTTTACCTACATATATTCTATTATTTATTTTATTTAAAATAAAATATATGTAGTATATTTTTTGATTATTAATCATTTAATTATTTTACTGGACATGCTCCCGTTGCGCATTCATCATCACCAGTAAAAGCAGCATCTTCAACTTTTGTTATAAGTTTAGTTTTTAAAATCATCTCTTCATATTGTTCTTTTGTTATTTCTTCTAGTGGAGCTTGTTTAAAACCATGTTCGTTATGAAGTAAAAAAGAAAGTGATTTATGATTATGTTTATAATTTTTTGCTAAATATTTTTTTATTTCTGGTAATTCTTCTTTTTTATAATAAACTGTACAAGAAACTGAATTATCGCTCCAAACACTTTGTAACCATTTTACTGTTTCAAGTTGTTGAATTGCATTCATTTCGTTTGCTAATATAGTTCCTTCTGGATATGAAAATGGAAAAGAAACTACTACAGTAGTATGATCTTCAGTATTATCAAAATTTCTTTGGTATTCAACATCATAACCATGATCTTTACAAACTTGTACAAGTGGATGATTAGAAGATATTCTTATTCTTCTTATCATATATTTTGCATAAGCTGGATGACATCCTGGTGTAACTCCTGGTAATAATGATAATGTTCCACTAGGTTTTATTGTTGTTAATTTTATTGAAGTAGGAAATCCTTTTAGTTTAGAATATTCTACGTCAAAATTTCTTAATTCTTTATAAGCATCACTTAACCAACTTTTTTGTTCTTCATTAGCTTGTAGAACGCCAGTTATACCTATACCCATTCTCATATTTTTATTAACTATTTGTTGAGTTTCTTCATTATGACAAGTTAAAGCTAATGAGTGTTTATTAATTCGATATAAAAGTTTTGCACAATCTAAAAATTCCTCTTTACTTCTAATGTTTGATAAATAAATTTCTGCTAAACAACATGTTTCATAAGGAGCAAGACTTTGTTCAGCGCAAGGATTAAATCCTTCAACATCTGGATCTGGATATTGAGTTTCACCTAATCTTCCTACTTTTTTTGAAAGTTTTAAATTTATTAATCCATAAGGTTCACCTTTACCTTCGTATCCATCCCAAAAATATTCATGTAAATCTTTTATATCACTAACAACAACAGAATTATTACTCATTGCTCTCCAAGAAGGAATGTTTCCCATATCCCATCTTTTTGCTAATAAATACTCGACATCATCAGGATCACCTATTGCTATCTGAGCACTTCTTCTAACATTTCCGCTTACAACAATAGATCCTATAATATTCATAATATCAAGAGCATCGATTGATCTTATTTTTTTTCCTGCTCTTTTTAAAAGTATATTACTTATTTCTTCTATTCCCCAACATAAAGATTCAGGACCACTAGATGTTCCTCCAAAACCTTTAATATGAGCACCTTTTGATCTTATACAATGAGTACTATAAGTAAAAGAACTTTTTTTATCGCTTAAAAATGCAGCTTTTAATGTTTTTCCTAGTAATGAAACCCATCCTTCTCTACTATCTGGAACTATAAAATCAGCATCTGATCTATCATATCTTGTAGGAGGAGTAAAATTTACATTTACTATTGGTAGTTTATCTATATTATTTTTTTGAATATTATAACCAACGCCGCATCCTAACATTAACATATCCATTGTCCAAGTAAAAGGTCGAACTGGTTCATTAATTATTGTGAAAGCACAATTCTGTAAAGAAGATAAACCTAATGTATTAACAGTTTTTGTTCCTAATTGCCATAAAAATCTTCCAGCAACTGTTCCTTTTAACTCTAATAAATAATTTGTTAATCTTTCATTTTCTTCATTTGTAAAAGAAACACCTAATTGTTCATTAGCTGCATTTACAACTCTTCTTACTGTATCTGGAAATTCTTCTGTAGGAGAAGAAATATCGTTTTCATTAAGTCTTCTAGCATATGTTCTTTTATATGTTATA